TGTAAACTTTACTGAATCGTAGTCTTAAAGTAATTTGTATTAAATCATCTTCTCCGTCTTGTACTTTGGGAAAATTCTGTAATCTGGCAATTTCATCGGTGGGATAGGTCAGCGCTTCTTGCATTAAATCAAGAAATTCCTCTTTGGCAAAATCAAATAATCCGTAATTTCCAATTGCGCTCGCAATCGGAGTAAAATCACCAATTGCTGTTGTTGGTGTTGTTTGGGTGAATTCTATTCGCGCTCGCGAGCGCCCTAAAGAGTCAATTTGGCGGTCAACACTGCTAATTGCGAATTTTCCCCAGTATTTAGTCCCAACGTAAAAATCACCCTTAATTCGCGACAGTGCTAGATTGTTCAATGCTGTAAATCGGGTCTCATTCTCAAATGTAGCGGATATAACGATGGTTTCTCTAGACTTAGACGCTATCTGTAGTGTGGTGTAGTTGCGGATTTTATCTATTTTTTGGTAGGGGTAGCGGATTGAACCCGCGAGCGCCGTAATCTCGGAGCTGTCAAAGTTAAATGTGTGGAATGAAGCGATTGTAGTCATAGATGGTAACGGAATAAGACAATTCTTTAACTACGGATATCCGCAGTGAGGCTTAAGCTCTGCCGCGATTAAGACGCGATTGCGCTCGCTCTATCAATTCCAGGAGTTCGCGATCGCTTCTCCTCAATACATCCAAAATCCAATCATCTCCCCTGTCAGTCGCACCACCATTAATTTGGATGGTGCGATTATCATTGATAACGATCCCACCTCCACCCGCGCTCGCGCCTGCAGGGACAGGAACGGTTAACTGATTTCGAGCTTGTCCCAACGCGCCAGAAAAAATTGATGCTGCATTACTTTGGGCAAATCCTTGGGAAAAGTTTTGTAACGTAGCTGTTCCCGCGCTCGCCAAGTTAGCTAGAGGAGAGGAGCGATCGCGTGGCTCGGAACCGGGTAGCAAATTTCTAAACGCCTGGAGTTGGGACTTAAACCAAGCGATAGCCGAATCAAACCGCGAGCGCATCCCATCAACCAAGTTTCCAATTGCAGCCGCGCCCGCGTTCCACAAGCTTGTCCCCCAGCTAGAGATAGTCTGGGTTATCGAAAATAATGCAGTGCGGATAGTCGCGCCCCAATATTCAGCAGATTCTTGTACTGTTACTGTCATTCCTAACCACACATCACCCATAAATTGAGTGACTCTATCCCAATTTGCCGCCAACACCCCAATGCCAGCTCCCAGAGCGGCAAACGCCGCCAAAGTCCCCCAGACGGGCGCGGTCATCCCAGCAAAGACCGCCGCCACACCGCCCCCTACTACGGAAAGTCCGCCCAGTGCGCTCGTGACTACTGGGATAGCTGCACCGATTGTACCTATAGCAGAAATCACGGAACCAGTCGCAATCAGAACCGGACCGAGCGCGACGGCGACTAACCCTATCCCTGTAACGACTTGTAAAACTGGCTTGGGAAGTTGAGCAAGCGCCTGGACTGCTTTGGTTGCTAAATCTATCCCCAAGGTCATCATATTAAGGAGTCCGGTATCAGCGATCGCGATCGCTAATCCTTCCAAGGCAGACTGCATTGATGCCATTTGCCCCTGAAGTCCGCCTCTCATTGTGTCAGCCATCTTGGTAGCCGAGCCATTAGCAGCGTCCAGCTTATCTTTAAGTTCCTGCAAGCTGGCTGAACCTTGCCCCAATAAAGCAGACATTCCTGTCCCAGCTTCTTGACCAAAGATTGTGATCATATCCGTAGTGTTGGCACCGGCGCGTTCTAAATCGCCAATAATATTAATCAGCGATCGCATCTCGCCGCTGCTGTTCGTCACACTCACCCCTAATCGATTTAGCGTTTCCGTTGTGTCCTTGGTGGGTTTAAGAAGCCGGGAAATAGCTCCCCGTAGAGAGGTTCCCGCCATGCTTCCCTGAATCCCGGCATCGCTTAATTTGCCAATGATTGTTGCCGCTTCTGTAAAGTCTAACCCAGCGCTTTTAGTGATTGGCGCGGCATATTTCATCGCCTCCCCTAGCTGGCTGATGTTTGTGTTGGCGCTCGTGGCAATTTTTGCCATCACGTCGTTTACATAGTTGATTTTTGATGCCTCAAACCCATAGCCAGTCAATACATTGCTGGCTATATCCGCAGCACGGGCTAAGTCTAGTTGTCCTGCGGTCGCCAAGTTGAGGAGTCCCGGCATTGCAGCGGTTATCTCATTCACTTCAAACCCAGCCATTGCCAAGAATCCTTGAGCATCCGATGCTTGTTTGGCGCTGAACTCAGTGGTTGATCCTAACTGCTTTGCCTGGTCTCTAAGCTTCTCAAACTCCTTACCCGTTGCACCTGAAACGGCTTGTAACCGCTGCATGGAATTCTCAAAATCACCTGCAATCTTTCCTACTGCGGCAAACCCGATACTGATGGGAGCGGTCATGAGTGAAGCTTTTTGACCTAAGCTAACCATTGAACCACCAATAGATTGAAGCCGTCCAGCCATCTGCTGACCCGCTACTTGGACTTTACTGAATCCTGCGAGCGCACTTTCAGTGTCAGCGATAATTTTAATGGTTTCGGTGGTTGCCACTATTAGCCTTTTCCCATTCCTTTCGTTCTAACTCTATCGCTTCAATAATTGCTTTTATCCAAGTTTGAATATCTTTAAACTTCCCTAAATTCTGCAAATCTTTGATACTCCATCCAGCCCATTTTAAGGTTAAAATTAATTCCTTTGGGCTTGGGGTAAAAAAGCTTGCAACCATCGAGTGATTGCGTTTGCACCTTCAAATCCAATACCATCTGGAGCAAGTTTAATAAAATCTGTATCCGTAATCTCTCTGTTGTTACAAAGTAGAATTTCTGGAATAACCCAGCGATAAGCTTCGAGCGCATCTTGGGCGAATTTGGCAACAAACTCATTAAAGCAATCTCCTGAATCTTCCTTCTCTGTAAAACGATTACCACAAACTGAAAAGTCTGAGCTTTCATTCATGGGCAAGTCATCGTTATACGTGATATTTACCGCCGTCACACCAAGCAACAAACGTCCGCGCTCGCGGAACTTAAGCCCTTTCAAGTCCTCTTCTATGACGTTATGTCCATCAATTTCAAATGCTTCGTAGAGCAGCCATTCATTAGCAAGCTGAATTGATTGAGTTGTTTTTCGATTTTCGTATTCAAAGTGGGCGCTCGCGGATAACGGTTTTTGTACAAATACTTTTCCGCCAACTTTGACAATAGTTTTTAGTTTTTGTTGTTTCTTTACCATGCCCATTGATTAACTCCATTTATTTCATATTTTTTGAGTGCTGGTTCAAAGGTTACTGTGGTTGAGCCTATCTGTTGAGTAATTGAATTAACCCCCATGCTTAATTCTAATTCTGACTTTTCCCCTGCGCTTATTGATGAGTAAAAGGCATTTCGCATGACATAACCTTTCATGACAAGTTTCACGTCCACGGTAGATGTAGAATCGTACCTATCTTGCCCTTTCCCTGTTACTTGAATCGTTAACTCTTTGCGTTGCGCTTGGGCGGTCGAGGTGAATTCCCAAAACTGATTAGAGATTCCTTTAAGTGTCATTGAGCATTCCATCGCCGCGTAGGTAGTTGGGCGATTTACCTCTCCCCCTTCCCCGATTCTTAAATCAGTTTCCATGTTCAGAGTTTGTTCGGGCGGGGTAATTTCTGTTGCCATGCCCTTGGCATCGGCTGGATTGCCCAAGTAATCCAACAGCTTTACGTCTACCCCCTCATCCATCAAAAATTCAATTACAGCCATATTCTTACCTTTTAGTTGTTAACGGTCATCGCCACAGAAGCGCCAATAAACTCGGTGGGAGTCCAGGGCTGAAACTCTATATCGTGGTAAATCTTAAATTGACTGTAATCAGTTTTGCTGTCGTTTATCGCTACTTTGGTGAAAGATTTAATTGCCCCTAAACTAATTTGGTCATTCAGCATTGTCCGGTAACTTTCCGTAAGTAAAGATGCAGTGGTGTAGTTGCTATTTTGACCCAGCATTTTAATTGCTCTAGCCCTAGTTAACTCGGTGATTTTATCGCGAGCGCGTACCGCATTGATGAAAGTTAATACGTCTGTTTCATTCTCCTGATAGTCTGAATTGCGCCCACCCCAAATCACGTAATCAGCATCAGGGTCAAGGTTAATAGTGGTAACGCCATTATCGTTTAGCTGTTCGTTATCTGATGTGTCGCTAGAGTAGCTAAGAGTCATTGAAATTTCTGGGCTGTCCACCCCCAGAAGCGGCTGATTTAGCGGTGATTGTCCATAGTTATCAAGATTAGCTAGCACCCCGGCAAGGTGAAGAGTTAATTCTTCTAAATCTGTGGGAGTATCAGCATTTTTCATGTAAGGGTAACACACTACAATTCGAGGATCTTTAATCCCCACTCCTGTTGAAGTGCCTCTAGCCGTAATTACATCAGCGATTGTTGTAGCCGCTGATGGACTAATAAGCGCGAGCGCATGAATACTGTCACACAAGGTTTTTAGCGCTGTTACCACTGTGGCGTCATTAAAGGTGGGAGTTAAGATTATTTCAGGCTCTATCCCAAGGGTTGAGAGCGTGTTACCCAACAGAGGGATTGCCCCTGTCACGCCTTCGGCTGGAGTCGCCGCGCCGCTGTCCCCTTTAAGCGCGATGATTTTCCCGCAGCCATAGCGCTGAAGTACCGCCACCGCATTTGGCAAAGTGTCAGAGCCGCTACCAGCACCAAGAATGGTAGTAGCATCCGCCTTCGATTCAATCAGGGTTGGGGTACTATCTGCCAAAGTCCCAGTTGAGCAAGTTCCTACCACTGCAATGGGTAAGGTTCGGGTTAACGAGAGATCCTCAGCAGTCGATTGGGTTACTACTACCCCTGTATTAGGCATAAATCCTCCTTTGAGTTTCATCACTACGGATATCCGTAGTTACAACGTAGTTCACTGAGTTACCTCCACTAACTGACCGTAAGAATCATCCACTCCAATCGTGATCACAGGTGGGACGGGTTCAACTTCGTCGGTTGGCACAATCTGAGCGCTAAATTCAAACCGCAGCTCTTTGTACCATTGTCCCCTTTGAGGGGCAAAAAGCCTGCCAGATACTAACCTGACGGGGGACAGGGTATCTGGCAGGCGGTAGCCAGGAACAATTAGTAAAAGCTGTTGTTCAGCCCATTCTAATGCTGCTTTTTCCTGGGGGGTGCTGGCATAGCGTTTTGAGAAATGCAAACGGATTATGAGGGTAACTTGTAGCTGTTGAATGCGATCGCTCCCATCGGAACTGGCGCTGTACTCAGGGAACAGCCAATCGATTGACTCGAACTGTTCATCCCCATATTTTCCAGCTTCTTGGGGAATCGCTGCTACTGGGATAGAGGCAAGCGCATCCCGAATCGGTTGCAATCGAGTACCAATCGCTTTATCCCAAACAGTGAAATCAACGCCCATTTCTTAGATACCCCCTTACTCTAAGAACTAAGCGGTTTCGCCGGCGTTCATTAAGTCCCAAGATACGGCGCTGTGGCATCTTGGCGGTTCCCGACTGGTGAAATTGTGCCGGGAAATCAACCGCGATCGCCACTTCATATCGCCCAGCTAAGACAATCCGAACTGAACGGCGCATATCCCTAGTGCGAGTCAAAATGTCATCTGGATAATTTAGCGCTCGTTTCTGAGCCAAGGTTGAGGGGGCGAGCGCTGCCCAGGGTTGCCCATCTGGATCGGTTTCGGTTACAAATTGGCGCTCAGTTTCACTCAGTAGCCAATTCGCCCACCCTCTCAGGGGGCGCTGAACGCTTCTGAGACGACTATTGTACCGCCGTACCATCTGTTCGGTTTCACCCCGATCCACTTTTAACTCAATCACGCGGCTGACCCTCTCCTGATCCGATAGTCCATCTCCAAAGTGCAACTATCCCCCAGTATCTGAGGGATTAACACAATTGATGATTGAGCAATCGATTTAATCGTGGCTCGACACGAGCGCCCATTTAACGTTCCTTCTCCTACGTCCCCTGGCTTAATCTCGTTGGGGAGCTGAAATGACTCATAATCGCCATCGACCGCTACAACCTTGCAGCTATAAACCTCCGATAGCTCACTTGCTGCCTCTTTTTGCTGAAGGTTATTACCGCCTGATTTTTTCATTTTGAACGTGACGGCGTAGGTCTTTCCTGGCGTCGTTCGGTTGCCGCGCTCGTCAATCGTTGCCGCGCCAAACTGGACGGCAAACGTAAAGGTTGCGTGATTCCAAAGAGTAGGGTCAGCAAAAGGAGTAGCCATCTTTTAATCCTATCCCTGGCGATGTTAGTATTGAAAGGGATTTGCATAGGTTGCAAAATGACCGAGATTCAAGCTTATCGTGCCCAAGCAAGGATACTCAAAGAATGCCGCCTAGCCGCTGGATTAAACCAATCACAGCTAGGCGAGCGCCTATCCGTTAGCTCTTCCACTATTTCCAGGTGGGAAAAGTACGGCTGCAAAAATTGGTTTATGGTTTGTCGGTTAGCGCGAGCGTTGGGTCAAGACTT